GATCTTTGAGACCATATCTAAAATAAAAGATGTGTGTAGCTGCTGAGAATGCTCTTTAACAGGATCTCTCTTTATAGCAATCCTTATCGATTGCTCTCTCCAAGGTTGGTCAGCTGTTACATTGTTTTTTGCATAAACCTTTTCCCTGGTTGCAACATGGGTGTTACCATCAATAGGTGCGCTCTTAAAAATAATGCCAGCCCATATTTGTTTTATAGAAGATGAACAGTTCTTAGGACAAGAGATGATATCAATGGGTTTTTTGTAGTGAGGGTCTACTACCATCTCTCCACGTTCTGGGAAATGTAGAACTTGGTACATGTGTTGAGGACGGCGGGAGTGCCACCATCCTCTATCAAATCCCCACTTTTCTGAAGCTTCGGCTGCCCTATGCTTCAAAAAGGGCAGAGTAGTGTAATTAGCAACATCACACTCCTCAGGATTTAAACTGTACTCCATTCATCACCTCACACAGACACGCCATTAAGTTAAGTTCGTGATCAGCAACGAACGCATCCTTATACTGATAATTAGCCAAGCAAACTACAAGTTCCGCAACGCTCATAGGTGTCAACATATCTTCCATTGCATCAAACAAACCACGGAATATGGATGAAGTATCCAGGTCTGGGTTTTGTGCCACCCACTTCCTCATAGACTTGAACTTCTTGTCTTTTATATATCCAACCAATACATCTATATTGTTAGATGTGATGTTGATTTCATTGTTACTAAAACCAGCAATTGCACCTCGCTGCAATTCGTTTAGCACTCTTCTCCAATCAGGAGCATGTTTAAGAACCAGATCTGAAGTAGTCTGTGGATTGTGAGTGATTCCTTCTTTATCGAGGATCTTAGTAAGATGTTGATAAAATTGACCCGCCAACCCAGATAATTGTTTACTTGTTGCAGTAAACTCATAAACACCACATCGAGAGTGTAATGGCTCGATGATTCTATTCTTAAAGTTACACGTAAGAATGAATCTACAATTGTTAGCAAACTCTTCTATGAATCCACGAAGAGCAGGCTGTGTAGATTGTGGATTGAGGTAGTCAGCCTCATCCAGGATAACAACTTTGTATCCTCCAGTAAGTGATACAGAAGAAGCAAACTGTTTGATCTTACCTCGTAAGGTATCAATGTTTCCTTCTTCTGATCCGTTGATAAGAATGTAGTCTAAGCCAAGCTGCTTGCACATCGCTTTAGCGACTGTGGTCTTTCCAGTACCAGCTGTACCAGAGAACAACATGTTAGGAAGCTCACCTTTATCTACTATTGATTGGAATGTTGTCTTCAAATGTTGAGGAAGTATACAGTCAGCTACAGTAGCTGGCCGATACTTCTCAACCCATAAAAAATCATTTGACAAATTTATTCCTCAGCTTGAGCAGACTGATATTGTTCAGCCAGTTGGATAATTTGTAGTGACTGATCACGCAAACCACCAATGGTAGACAACTCTTCTCCTTTGAAAGCCCCACGCTGTACCAATGTGTCAATTACAGCTACTGTGCTGCGTGCTACTCGATTAGATACATCGTAAATCTGTGAGTGATCTTCTTGTTTAGTCTTAGCCATTCTATTCTCCGTATGTTGATGTTTTTTCAAGGGCTATGTGATATTCAGCAGTTCCGTCTTTACTGGTGAATTGTGAGATAAGTTTAGAAGAGATCTTTACTTCATAGTCTCCAGGAAGTACCTTCAAGTTCTGAATATTCAACACAAAGTTAAACATCCGTTCATCATCGAACTTGGCTGGTACATCGATAGAGAATGTGTTTGAAGTAGCGTTCTCAGAGTCTTGGACAGTTAGAGTAATACATCCATTGCCAGACGTGATCACCATCTCTCCATGACCAAGCACACTAGCTGCGCGCTTGACTTTATTTAGTACATCATTACTGAGGTCGATAACAATCTCAGGTTCTGGCATATTAAACGTTGCAGGTGGTTTTGTCAACATCTCTGTATCAGTATAAAAGTACTTGATAGTAGAGCGACCTGTCGAATCCCCAACAAGCACATGAGTGTCTTCAAAACGTAGTCTTGGAGAGTCGACCAAACCAACAACATTGAGAAACTCATTGAGATCATATAGACCAAATCCACGAGGAAACTCTTGATCGATAACAGCACTACCAAGTACGTTACGAGCTTCAGAGATTGTAGATAGATTGTTTCCAGGCTCAATCACAATTCTAGAGTTAATTGTAGCAAAGTTCTTCAATACCTGGATTACATTTTCACTTAGTTCCATTAATTTATCCTACTAAAGTTTTTATCCTTAATGAATTCAATCTTGGCTGGAAATCTATTATCCAAGATCTCACCCTTATGGGATATCACAAAGACATTTGAATCATCTCCAAGAGTATACAGAATCTTCATCAGATTGTCAACACCATCCAGATCAAGAGATGAGTCGAATGTCTCATCCAAGATTAGAAGGTTGGTTGCCACTGAATTCTTCATCTTGGCAATCTGCCTCCAGGTGAACAGCAAAGCCAAGTCTATGCGTTGCTTTTCGCCCTCAGAGAACGAATCATACGAGAAATCATCACGATGCCGTGAACGTATAGTTTCGCTGAAAGATTCGTCCAGATTGAACGAAACAAAGAAGTCAAGTGTTGCAAGATATTTGTTGACCAGGTTATTGATCACAGGGATATATTGCTTGACTATCTTTGTCTTGATGCCTGTATCTTTTAACATCTCCGACATTACTATGTTATAGTTGTACTGCTCGTTCAGAGATGTCTTCTGATATATAAGATCGTTGAGCGTATGAGTCAACGTCTCTAGTTCAGTTTTTGCTCCATCAAGATCTGTACTCTGACTTAACTTGTCAATCTCTCTTTGAGTACGATCTATAGAAGATTGGAATTGTGCAATTGATTGATTGTTGGCTGCTATCTCACTTTGTTGTGATCGACATCTTTCTACGATTTCAAGTTGGGTGGAAAGTGTGGATTGTGCAGCTTGTATTCTTTCATCAGCTGTGACAATTCCCTCCTGAAGTTCCTTTGCTCGCGCTTTACTTGCCACGATATGCTCTTCTTTCGTGGCCTCTGTGATTGGCTGAGTACAGGTTGGACAGGTGTCGTTTTCTTCAAAGAACGATACCTCTTTAACGACTTTCTTGACCTCCGTGCTGAAGCGTGTTCTATATGCTTCAAAGGTCTTAATTTCAGCTTCTGATTCTCCTCTCTGCGCATCTGCAGTTGGTAGTTCAGATTGAATGGCATCACTGAGCTCTTTGTTCGTTCCATGTAGAGTTTTGATTTCATCTTGGAAGTCTGTGATGAGTTGGAGCTTCTCTTCTTTTTGCTCTTTATTGATCGCTTTGATATCTTTAATGTATCGCTTCGAAGCGTCAATCTTAGTTGACGTGACGTCATGCTTATGAGCAACATCTTTGATTGATCCTTTCACTTGTGAAATCTTTTCCTTCAGCAAAGCATTCATCTTAGAGAAAACATTCATGTCCAGAAGATCCTCGATGACATCTCGCCGATTCTGTGCCGAGAGTTGCATGAAAGGAATGAAGGAGGAGGATCCCAACACAACAATCTGATGGAAGCTCTTGTGATTGAGCTTCAAGATGTTCTGCTCGAGGATCTTCTGGTACTCTTTAGCATGTGAGCTCTGGTTGAGCATCATGCCATCTTTCCAGATCTCAAAGTTGTTTGGTTTGATACCACGGACAACTTTATAGTCTGAGCCTTTGACATTGAAGACCGCCTCAACAACTGTACCTTTCTTATTGATACTATTGACAAGCTGCGTCTTCGATATGTTTCGATGAGCTCTGCCAAACAAGGCAAAGCTCAGAGCATCGAGCATTGTTGACTTACCTGCGCCATTGTGCCCGACGACTAATGTTTGTTTTGCCGCTGTAAGATCTACCTCTGACCAGTTCTCACCTGTTGACAGAAAGTTCTTCCAACGTAGACTTTTAAATGTAATCATGCAATCTCGTAACTTTGAGCTTCATTCATAAGTTCGCTCATTTGTTTCTTTATTGTATTCTTATCCAGATCTGTATCAACAGCATCAATGTAACTATCCAGCAAAACTGCTGTGTCTTCAACAGAAATATCCTCATCATCGACATTATTTCCAACAAACTCTTTGAAGTTCTCTGCTATCTTTACTTCCAGAGTTGAACGGTTGTTGAGTCGATCGAGAAACTTATCAAATGTAAACTGATCTGACTTGTGCATCACCTGTACTTTGACAAAGTGATTATCTACCCCAGATAAATCATAATGAAGATAATCAGTGCTAGTGTCATCATATCTGATACGATAGTGGAGAGTGTTCGGATTATGAACCGCAGTAAGCTCCCTAGTATTGGTGTCGAGGATGTGGAAGTATTTCTTGTCGTGTGCATCATTCCAAAAGAACTCCATTTGTGACCCAAGATATGTTATGTTATCTTGAGTTGACTTTGTGTGAAAGTGACCAGAGTAAACTGCCTCAAAGCGCTTAAACAGATCACGACTGAGACCATGCTCACATTTGATACCTTGCATCATCTCATAACCAATGATGTCAAAGTGTCCACCGATGATATCTGCCTTACAGTTAGCAAGGAAGTCCATCGACTCTTTCTCATTAGCATCGTCGATCCACGGAACAAGACCCATCTTCAAACCATCATATTCCATCACAGTTGGCTTTTGAATGATAGTTACCTCATTCATATAGTGGCCAAGCAGTTCTTTGAGACTGTTCAGCTCAGATGTGTTCTTATAGAATGTGTCATGGTTACCACAGATGATATCCATGGTGATACCATGTTCTCTTAACGGTTTAAGAAAGTGATCACGGTTACGGTTAAGAGCACGGAAGTTGATAAACTTCCTGTTATCATAGTAATCACCAAGATGCACAATATGCTTAATATTATGTTCCAAAAGATAAGGAAAGAATACATCAGTATAAAATTTCTCTGCATTATCGAGAAATACGTCAGAGCTATTGCGGATACCACAATGAGTGTCATTTAATAAAGCTATCTTCATTATTCATCATCCATAAAGTCCGTTAAGTCTGAGTCAACGATCATCACACGTTTGCGTTTTGTTTGTTTATCTTTCTTCGCAAAATCAGATACCTTGGTATCAACTGCTTTAACTTTGTCAATCCTATCACGCAGCTCATCAACAAAGTGTTGAACCATTTGAGTAGTCTCTACACTACCTGTCGCTGCAATGAATGCCTCGACACCAGCTTCTGTCATGAATCTTTCTTTGATGTCTTGGTGCTTCTTCTCTTTCGCAATGCGGCGAAGAAACGCATACCAAGATATCTGAGTGAAATAAGCGAAAGCATTTGGATTGCCAGTTCTGGTTGCAGCTTCTATGTTATAGTTATTAATTGCCTTCAAGCAGTTTTCGACTGCATCCATAACCATTTCTTCTCTGTATGTGTATCGAATGAAGTTGGACTTATGGGAAAGCCCTTCTGCAATACGAAGAAAACAATCCGCAATGTAATTTGGTACAATTGGGATTGGTGTCTCTGCTTCTTTAGCCTTGTTGCTAGATTTAACATAATCGACAACTGCCTGAGAGAACTCAGCGTTGTTGACATAATGAATACTCGCACGCTTAGATTTGGCCATATAATTTACTCCACTCTTTTACATATTATAGTACAAAAATAATTTAAAGAAAACAGGTTTTTTTCTAGTTGACAGATTGCCAAGGAAAGGGTATAATTAATAGCCCTTGGTTGAGGGCCGGGAATGCTCAGCATATATTGTTGCGTTCATAAACGGGACATGTTTGATAGGCCAAGCTGGTTCATTAGGATCCTTTGAATTCATCATGTGAGGAAGTCCTGCCGGCGCCAAATCAAAAGCAAGGCTAATTCTTTGACCTCGATACTCCCCATCAACTGAGTGAGGTATGTAGCTAGGAAATATAATTAAATGTCCTGGGTCGTTTTGTATATACATTCCTCCAGAATAATCTATAGGGGCTCTGTATTTAGTTGC